AATGGTCGGCATAGTCTATCGTTGCCTCTTAGAGATCGGGTGCATTGTAGCGAGCCTTCGGTTTCGGCGTGGTATCGAATCAAACACTCTCTAACGAACTTGCTTAGATTGCCTCCATTCGACATTATACTCATGGCGATAGGTTCCGTGACTTCATCAAGATTGATTGATTTAATTCGATTGCTCATTACTTTCACCTCCACTTTCAATTACGGCTTGAAGTGAATGCGTAATTCCCTTGCGCGTGATGTAACATTGAGTCATCTGAATACCTCCAACTTGCTCGAATGTTTCACAAACGAACAGAATCTTGCAGAAACGGCAAACGAACTTCATCATCGAACCCTCCGATACGGGTTCTTGTAGGCCATCTTCACCATTTGGTCAATCACCTCTTGCCGAACCGTTTGGTATCGTCGGCGGTGCGCGTCTGTCGGGTTATCTCCCAAGATCACACTTTCCATTTGATGCGATAGGTCGCTCAAAGGGAAATCATCCAAGTAGACGGCTAAGAAGCCAAATAATTCTCTTTTCATTTTTCGTCTATTCATTCCATGCCTCCAAGGTAGGTTGCGAAGCCGCTTCCAAGACGGCTTTCGACAATTCAATGGGGATTGCACCCCGCGCAGTTGCGCCGGTCATGTGTTGCGACTTCTTGCGAGGCTCCCAGCTACCCACATCAATAAACGGAAGATTCGTCCATAGATAGTAGGGGCCAATCCGTTGACTATGTGGGCCGAACAAGGGCGTTAGATATGGTATGGCTCCCCTCACATTTTCGATACAGTAAAAGCGCGGTTTCAGCGTGGAAATGATGTTTTTCGTGGTTTTTGCTTCGGTCATGTCGGGTTCAAATCCTTCGGGCAATTTAGATCTCGTCCAAGGTTGGTCTAATCGTGAAAATTCGGTGCAAGGGAAAGACGACCATATCAATTCAAAGCGTTCTTCCGCAAGAAGATTCAACGCCCATGAAGCGTTTTGAATTCGGGTTTCGGGTACATCTTGGAACTTGGAATCGCGCTCAACACGGATGACTTCCCAGCTACCGTCAAGGTGGAACGCTTCGGAAGCTCCGCCCGTACCGGAGTAAAGGTCAAGCATCATCTTACTCGACAAGCCAAACCCTCGCTATGTGGTGCTTTCGTCCGCTCGTCCAATCGTGATTAATTCCATTCACGAATGCGCCGAGGTGGTTCATCTGATATAGAACCAGCAATTTAGATTTAGGAAAGTGCTTCTTTGCAACTATACCCATCGTCAACGCCGTCTTAGCCTTCTCTAAGCGTGGGTCGCCGGAGATCTCGGTTGTTCGGTAGTCGTGATGGGTCCGAAGGGCATGGAGAACAGAAGCGGTTCGGGTTCCCTTTCGCTTTCTTCTCCCGTAGGTTTTCATTCGGTCATACGCTTGCTGATATTTCTGTTCGCTCAACACACCATATGCGATAACACCGCACATGTTGGTATCGCCATTGATGGTCGCGTCGAACATCATCTCTTGTACGCGGGGGGTCGCCATGATACTCTCTAAGCGAGTCTACTACATTAATAATTGCATAAAAGAGCCTTGTTTTATGGAATTATTACTACTACTACTACTACTATACCTTCTATACTACTGCTACTACTACTACTACTACCCCGAAACGAACCTTTTAGGGCCGTGTTAAGTGTGGTTGGGGCATGGATTGGGTGAGTGTATGCGTTGGATTGGTCGTTTTTCACATTGTCTTGTCGCTTTGGCTGTTTCGTCAAGTGATCTTCACCCTTCAAGCGGTGATTAGTGAGCTGGACGCGAACATCGGTGCGGCGGTTCAGAAAATCATTGAGGGCGGGTTAGGGGAAATGGAACCAATCAACCCAATTCAACAAGCAATCGCTCAAATGCTGATGAAAAATGTCGAACAACCCACTATCGAAGCGGTCATTAGAGATCGTGCGCCCGATGGTAAATTTTCGGGATAGATTATAACCGAGGTTTCATCCAGGGTTAACCCGAATGGCTCGGAAGAAGAAGCGCACTTATCGGAGAAGGTCGTTTTCGATACTCAACGCTCTTGAGGCGTTAGTCTATGCCTCCATCCTTACCGAAGGCACCGCCGGAGCTTCCGTGTGGGAATTTGTGACGGGCAAGCCCGATCTCAAAGGCGGTTCAACATACTTCACGAATGTAGCGATGCAATTTGATGAGGGCAACGGCGGCGGTAATGGGATAACCGGCGCGGACGCGATTTCAATTAGCGACATAGCGACTAATCCAAGTACCGCGATGGCGGTAATGGCCGCTAACTTTCAAGCGAACTTGCTTCCAATGGCGATAGCCGGATTTACAACTTCAATTGGATTTCGCGTCGGGAAGCGTTTGTTGAGAATGCCTATATCCTCAGTTAACCGAAACATCATAAAACCCGCTTTAGGAGCTGGAATCCGTCTTTAGAATTGGTGATTGAATGGCGAATGTGAATTGTTATGGCTCAACCGTTTCTTCTCGTGGAAATATCGTCCCATTGACCAATGCGGCAACCACCGAAGCCACCCAAGACGAGATTCGCACAGACTCGGCATTTGTGGGAAGCGTCCAAGTCTACGGCACTTTTGCGACTCAACAGCATGGGAACTATGTTTGCTCGAAGGCCGGTCTTCAGGCCGAGAATGATTTTACATGGGCTTATGTTCAAAGTGCCGGAAAAATAAAATTAGCACTTCCCATTGGAGGCGGGGCAGGGACTTCCGGCGGGAACTGTGGCCTTCCAGCTACTCTACCTTATCCGAAGCAGATTTCAAGCGGCGACTCAATTCAAGTCATGGTCAACGCCGCGAGCGATAGAGAAGCGGCGGTTTCTGTCGCTTGCTCGAACGGTGAATATCATGTGTTCAGCGTCACCGTGTCGGGAAGCGGAGAACAAGAATTTGTTAGCGTCCTTGACGGTCAATCCCTCGGACTCACTCTCCAGGGCCGCGTAATCACTCATTGGTTTGCGGTTGCCGGTGCTAACGATGCCGAACTCACTTCACCCGTCTATGTTCTCGACGGTTCCGGCGTTCCGATTGGTTCTGTTGGCTTTAACGCGGGTGCGGGAGATTGCGCCGCAACCTTCGCACAATGTCGCGTTCCGGTGGCCTTGAACAGTAGGATGGTCTTCAGAACCGACGCATAGATGTGGTTTTATGGCTATCAGTAAGAGAGCGAAAGCGCGACTCAAGATCATGTCCGCAAGCGAGAAAGCCGCAGTAAAAAAGGCAACCAAATTGCTTTTTGACTGTGAGTTGATGGGAACTAAGCGAATGAGAGAGATAGTGAGATGGGCCGAAAAGCGGTGAATCTATGCTCTCAAGTTGGTTATACTCTCAAACGACTTGCGCCCAAATGGATGCGACGATAGGAACGCTCCTTCTTTCGACGGGTGAAAAGCCGCGAGCCTTGTTTCAACTCGCAATCTACAACGGAACCAATTCTGCCGCCGCCGATATTGCTTGGGTAGTGGTTCCAGCTACCGCCGGTAATGGAGTTGTGACGGGTCAAATGGCTATCGCGGGTAATATCGGTTTCAATTTGGGAACCGTTGATTCAAACCTCGGTGCAGCTTCTGAAGTGGCTCCCCTTGTCGCGGGGCCATTCGCGGTCAAAGGGGCCGGTGTGGGTAGCCCAATCGCCATTATACCGCCCAATTCCATGCTATTCGCTACCGCAATAGGGGCCACAAACGGTACGGCCATCGCTAACTGCATTTCCGCCGAGATGGAGTGAACCCAAGTGCCTCGCTTACCCGTTGATGGTAAGCGCGTCGTAGAGCATAGAATCACTCTCGGCACTAAGGAGCGCGATTTACTCGACCAGGCCACCTTTTCTTATTCCGCTAACAAATGGATGACTCCCGTCGTCGCGGCCTTGTCTGATGGAACCTTTCTACTCTTGTTAGCTGGAGTCTTGGCGATCTCGATTGATAGATTACTTCCGAATGTTGATTGGCGAACCATTACGCAAGATATGACCCCCGACCAAGTGAATGATTGGCTCGAAACACAGAACATTGTGGGCGGGTCAATTGGGGCTATCATAGGGGGTCTTATCACGCTCCCCTTCGGTGCGCCTTGGTTCGGGGCCGCCGCCGGATATGTGGCCGGTAATCTCGTTGTAGAGGGGGGAGAATGGGTCGTAGAAGAAACGGGCGAAGCGTTAGGTTCTGCGGCGGCGGCGAACCCAACAGCATTTACTTTCATTCTGATTCAACTAATGAACACGGCCAACGCTCTCGGCCTTAGCCAAACAGCCAACGGATCAAACGGCGGCGGCGGCGGCGGGGCGTTTTAGGTTTCGCGTTTCCCTTCGTGTCCATATCTGATAGGTCGAACAATGGGGGGTTTTCGCTCGTTGCTCGCTCTTGAATCCACGAATGGTCGTTGAATTTCTCGGACTCTTGGAAAGTGCATACTTCGTAGACTTCGCCTTCCGTGTACCATCCAGGAAATAACGGGTGTTCGGGGTCAACCAAGAATGAAGCGGTTCCCGTTGGATTGTCGGGCATATTCGTATGCTTATGCCGTCGCTTCTCGAACTTAGACGGTCCAGCTACATATTCGCTCCAATCTTCGCTCGAAGGCGGACCCGAAGGCCAACAGACTATGCAACGATTTTTCTTGAATGGTCGGCATAGTCTATCGTTGCCTCTTAGAGATCGGGTGCATTGTAGCGAGCCTTCGGTTTCGGCGTGGTATCGAATCAAACACTCTCTAACGAACTTGCTTAGATTGCCTCCATTCGACATTATACTCATGGCGATAGGT